CCTTCTCCGTGTAGCTCTGCAGCTCCAAGCATTCGATCAGTCGCTTGCAAGTTTCTGACACATTGAGCCGCACGTCACCCTTAGCGTTTTCCAGCAGGCTCTGCACCGCCAGCACTCGATCACGAACAGGAGGGTTGGCCTTGCCTGACTGGTTGCTGAACCCGTGGCTTTCAAGGATCTGAATATCAGTGCGGCTGGCGTTGGTGCTGCGATTGCCGCCTGAGGCGTCGGGGTACACGTATACACGTCTATCTGGGTAGCGCCGTTTGATCTCGGCTGCCAAGGCGTCCGTGTCATGCGCTCCGCTGATTTCGTCGATCACCAGCAGGCTGCCGCCAATCCTGACGCCGATCACAGCGGACATATTGCCCACGTTGAAGTCCACGCCAACACGCAGCGGCTCACGGCTCAGATCAGGCAGGCTGTTGACCACATGCTTGGTACGGTCAAAGCGGTCGTACACCTGGCCTGTATTCAGGTTGACCCATTGCCCTTCTAGGTAGGACTTGATCAGCTGCGGCGGGTAGTTCGCCATCAGGCTGTCGATAAACCCATCAGGCAGGTGTGGGTTATCCATGGTGCGAGCACGGATCAGAGCGGTGTCTGCACCGGCATTGCGGTCAAAGGTGTCAAATGCCCAGCCATAGCCCTCAGGGGTGGTAGCGGCGTAGAACTGCTGCACGTTGCCAGCACGAAGACGAGCAAGGGCCATTCGCGTTGCCTGCTCAGCTACCCGTTTATTGGCGGTGTCAGCTTCGTCAAAGCCGATGGCGCATAGGTTCTGACCACGAATCCGGTTCCACGTTTCCATGGTGCGAAGCAGGATCGTGTGACTGCCCTCGGCAAAGTGCAGCGTGTACTCCGGCAACGGGCTGACGCGGAAGTCAAATGGGATTTCCCACTGCTCTAGCAGGTCGTCCATGGTGCGCTGCAGGATGTCACGCAGCATCGGGGCGACAGGCTCAAACAAGGCGCTGACATGGCCGATGTTCAGGGCAGCCATGTGAACAGCCTTGGCGACTAGGCCGTGCGTCTTGCCAGCACCAAACCCGCAGACAAGAGCAAGCTTGCGGTGATCGATGTCATCACAAAAGGCCAGCTGATGCGGCAGCAGCGTTTGCCGGATGCGATCTAGGGCTTGCTGTGTGGTCGGGCCAGTTTGCTGTGACGAAGGTGGTTCAAGCAGGAAACCACCAGGGGCATTGGCGAGCAGGCTCAAATTTCAAGGCCGATCAATTTGGCTTGAAGCTGGATGGCATTAAGGGCGACTTGGGTTTGTCCACGCTTGTAGGCGGACTGTTCATAGGTGCGAGCACGACCTAGGGCTTCGGCAATCCATGAGGGTCGGGTCATGGCTGCGTCTTCTTCTAGGCGAATTCTTGCGCGTTGAATGTATTCATCAACTTGACGCGGAGTGATATTCCATTGTTTCGATCCGAATTGAACAATTTGGCCGCGAGATTGTCCTTCGGTCAAAAGACCGTAAATAGTGTCAACACGGAAGTTGACTTCGGCAGCGGTTGAACGCGCCAATGTTGCAGAAAAACGAATGAATAAAGGATAAACCCAAAAGCAATAAATGGCGAGGGGTGAGACGCAAATGAGACGAGCAGGCTGTGGAAAACGCTCGATTTGGGACGATTGCCACACTGTCCATAGGCACATTTGCGTTTTTGCGTCAAAACGCTAAATTTCGCAAGCATCACTAGCACAAAGCTTTTTTTTGCAAGCATGAGCAAGCCCGTTTTTCTGCGTCTTCCCGAGGATTTGATTTGTGACTTGGAGCGTTACAAGCCCAGAACCATGTCCCTGTCTGGGTTTTGCGCCTATTTGATCGAGTTAGGGGTTGACAGGGATGTTACGCTGGCGGAGCGACCGACAGGGAGCGAAGCCTCTAATTCTTCTTCTAGTATTACTAATAAAAGATCTTTTAGTCTTAATAATATAGAACGGTCGGAAAAAGTTAACGAAAACGCCGAAAAGGAGCCCAAAACCCGCAAATCACGGCAAAAACCGGCATACAGCGAGGAGTTTGAGGCCTTCTGGAAGCTGTATCAGTCGGCCCCTGATCGAGTCTCATCTCAGACGAAACCGAAGGCGTTTGACGAGTGGAAGGCGATCACCGCACTCGAAGGTCCTGAGACCCTCCTAGAAGCCGCTGGAAGGGCGATTGACGAGCAGAAGCGCAAGAAGGGCGCAGGGGAGTTCGTGGGCAGCCTTCCTGACCTGTTTCGCTGGCTTCGGGATGGGAAGTACGAGGTGTACCTCGAAGGGCACAAACAACAGCAGGTTGGCCCTGTGTGGAACGCAGAGATGGGCTGCTGGGTTTACGACGACTGTCCCTGTCCCTTGTTAATCATCTGAGACTCACCATGAAGCTCTATCAGCCTGACGCGAAGGGCAAGTACGTCTGGCAGGTATCGGACGAGAAGACCAGACAGGTCAGCTACTCCGTGACCACCAGCCGCACGCCACCGCCAAACGCCTGCTATGGGCACCCGATGGGCAAGTACGACGATCAGGGCGTGTACATGACCTTCTGCCCGAACGTGGGCGCTGATGACCCCAAGAGCCCGCTGGCAGCGCGTTATGTCGTCCATCCGTTTGCCGGGTCAGAGCGTGACAACGCGGACAAGGAACGGCTATGGAGGCAGATCTGATGAAGCCCGCTTTTGATCTAACCGCGGTGCGTCTGCTGTTGCGCCGTGGCATTGCCGCAGGCCATTGGCGGCTAGAGGATTTGGATCAGCCTTCACCGGGCTGGATCATCACAATGGAGGATGCAAGGCGCATCCCTGGCTTCGTTCCGCCCACGTATCGCAACCTTCTCAGAGATGAGCCCACAACAACAGAACGCGTCGAAGTCGTCAGCCCCAGAGACTTCCCGGTGGCTACCGCCGCTGCCGATCCTGTTCAACGAGGAAGCGCATCGCTACCAATGGCAGCCAACGGGTCAGTGGCTGAATCATTCAGTAACCCAGGTGTGCAAAGGGAGGAAGGACGAATGGGCAATGCGGAAGATTATGGAGACCAAGCACATCTGGGAGCCACGTGGGAAGGCAGTGCATTTGGCACTGGAGACCTTTCTGACGACTGGTGATCCTGGGGTGTATCCAGCTGGCTACAGCGAATGGGTTGAGCCACTGATTGAGCATTCCGTTTGGCAGACGTATGAGGCGATTGCCTGCGAGTATCGGCTGTGCGATCTAGAGCGCAACATTGCGGGCAGCTTTGATTGCTTGCTGCGGCGTAAGGATGATCATCAACAGCTTGTGTTGGTGGATTTGAAGACGCAGGGCAAGGCCGATGCGAGCCCGTATGACGTGAGTCCGCAGTTGGGCGGGTATCTGGGAATGCTCAGCCTGCACTGGCCGCGGATGTACGTGCAGAAGGCGGGAGTGCTGTGGAGCCGACCTGGCAGTACGACGTTGCAGAAGGTGGACGTGGACGAGGCCGTGATCGAATGGCAGGGCGCTAGAGACGCGTTTCTGATGCTGAACCAATCGGAGTTTTGATGATGAAATACGTTTTTTCCTGTGGTGGCGGCGTTCAATCCACTGCTTGCTTGGTGCTTGCCGCGCAGGGCAGAATTCCGTATCGAACTTTTATTTTTGCAAATGTCGGTGATAACGCAGAAGATCCACGAACCCTTTTGTATGTAAAAAACGTTTTGAAGCCATACGCTTTTGCGCAAGGGATTGAATGGATTGACTTGCAAAAACAGCGCAGAGACGGTCAGCTTGTCGATCTTCACGATGATCTTTACCGGCCCATCCGCTCTATCAACATTCCGGTCAGGATGAGCAACGGAGCGCCTGGCAATAGGAATTGCACTGTTGAATTCAAAATTAAGCCTATTGCGAAATGGATACGAAAAAACGCGCCGAATTGCACTCTTGGCAAAGGCATAAGCACTGATGAGCCCCATCGTGCAACGCCTTCGAGAGAAGACGACGGTTACGTTTCTGCTTATCCGTTAATTGAGCTTGGCATCAGCCGGTCTGATTGCTTGCGGCTTGTCAGTGAGGCTGGTTTACCGCAGCCCCCAAAATCTTCCTGTTGGTTTTGTCCATACAAGACAACAGATCAATGGATAACAATGCGTCGTGAACGGCCAGAGCTTTTTGCAAAAGTTGCCGAGCTTGAACTTCATCTAAATCAAAAGCGAGCCGAAATCGGCAAAGATGCTGTTTATATCTCGGGCGTAGGGTCTCGAAAGTCACTGCCGATTGACCAAGCCATTCCTGATCAGCTTGGGCTGTTTCCTGAGTGGATCGACGAACAAGACGGTTGTGAGTCTGGCTACTGCATGACCTAGGCGTTGTCACACCCTCCGTTTAGGGGTATACTCCCTATGGCAGCGATGCCACCACGACACGTAACACCATGACCAACCTCAACCGTGCCACCAAGGCACAACTCATCGACCTGCTCAACCAGCAAGCCGATACCACCGCAACCCTCAGTAAGCAGGTGAACGAATCTAAGGAACAGATCACCGTTGCTCTATGGATTGCAGCCGTCAGCTTCTGCCTCGGCCTCCTGTTCTGATCTTCGGCCCCTCACGGGGCCTTTTTCTTGCATTGCCACCCCGTATGGGGTATACTCCATTTGTACGGGGGAGACCCCACCACCACACGACCCATGACTCGTTTTACCTGCGCCGAGTACCAAGGCTTTGTTTTCGGCGGACCCGAAGGCACCCGCACCGATTTTGCTGGTAAGCAACTGGCTGATTTCAGAATCCTTGAAGTGCCTTCTGCTGACCTGAAATCCGAAATCGGCTCCTACCTCGCTCTTCGCCTTGATTGGATGGCTGCCCTGTGAAAACCATCCTGTCGCTTTGTGACTACAGCGGCAACTGGGCCAAGCCGTATGCGGATGCCGGCTACAACGTCCGTCTGATTGACGTAAAAACGACAGGGGACCTTCGCCTTTTGCCCTTTGATCAGCTCGGCCACGTTCACGGCATCCTTGCAGCCCCGCCCTGTACACACTTTGCGGCCAGTGGTGCTCGCTGGTGGGCAGACAAAGGACCATCTGCATTGCTTGAGGGTCTTTCAGTCGTTGATGCCTGCCTGCGCATTGTGACCTTGACCCGTCCGCAATGGTGGGTTCTTGAGAATCCCGTTGGTCGCCTGCGTGATTATCTTGGCCCGCCGCTGCACACCTTTAACCCCTGTGACTACGGGGACCCCTATACCAAGCGCACGCAGCTTTGGGGGCAATTCACGCCGCCGTTACCGCTCTTCATTGGTGGTGATAGATCTGTAGAGCCAACCGAAGGCTCAAAAATGCACCGTTTGTACGGCGGCAAGTCAGAGCGCACCAAAACCATGCGATCCATGACGCCAGCCGGTTTTGCCCAAGCCTTTTTCGACGCAAACCCATGACCAACCCCAGCAGCCTTCTCGGCGTTATCGCCAGCACCAAAAAAGAAATTGCTCGTCATCAAGAGATCCTTGACGTACTCATGGACGATCTCGCCCTGATGTACGCCGCAGGCGATTTAGACGACATCAAAGATGAGGAAGGCAACCTAGCCGCTCATGGCATCAAAGTTACGCGTTGCGTTAAGACCACTTACGCATATAGCGAGGCGGTAAAGCAGCTCAAGCAGCTAGAGGAGTTTGAAGGCATCGCCACCAAGCGAGAAACAGAATATTGGAGGGT